GACCCACCTGCGGTACAGGTATGGACTCCAGAACTCAATGACGTTAAAGCGAGAGATCCAGCAGTACCGCCTGATCCGATAGTAGTTTGTCCGCCTAATACTGGTAATGCTGCGATACCCGAACTAGGAGTTACGGCAGATGGTGTAGCATCTCCCATAGTTACAGATTCGGTTTTTGAGAAAGCTGATCCAGCAGTTGTGATAGTTGTATCTGTTTGAATCATTGCTGGAACGCCATTAGATAACGAACCAACATTGATCCCACCAATCTTTCCTGATGTTGTAGTATCTCCTACAGTTACAGATGGAGTAATATTATTTCCGCTAAGACTATATGTAGTTCCTACTTTGTTAGTTACTACATAAGGCATATCAACTGTGACCTGTGCAGAAGTAACAAACTCCTGTTTTATGTCAGCAAAGGCAGCCGTTGGTAAAAATAAAAGTAAAGCAAACAGTTTTTTCATTTGATACCTACTTTAGAGTTCTTGTTATCTACTATATTAACCTTACCAAGTTTCTTTTTGCCATTTGTAGCAGATTTTACTTGTAGACCCATGTTTGACATAACAGCACTCAGCAAACCTGCTGCAAAAGTCGTGTCAATTTGTCGTGTTGAATTTCCAAAGTACGCAAAAGAGATGACCCCTAAACTCCAAAAAAGTATAATCATCTGAACAAGGTTAGAAAGAATTGAACTCCCCTGTTGCGATTCCTCCTGCTCTACCTCTTTAGTGGTATCTTCAGCCATAAAAGTAAAGATTCTTGTCTAATACTAGCAAAGTAGCTATGTTTGGGAAGTAACACATAAAAACGATGGTAAAAATTCTAAAACCTATTCTTTTAATCTTTATTAAATCTAAGGCAATGAAAAGATTAATCCTGGATCTGTTAAAAGCTATAGCTAAACAAACAGACAATACAATAGACGATCAAGCGGTGGCTTTTATAGAGGCTAGAATGTACCCAGGGTCTACTACATCTCTTCAGTAATATGAAAGATGATGGATTTTTGAGAATGATATTTACTGCACTGCCAATGGAAACAGAATTGGCAGTTGAATTGAGATGTAGGGAAGTTATGGGTTGTGATGACCTAGATAAATTAAAGGCTTTTTGCATTGACATGATGAAAAACCACGCAAAAAGCGAGGTTGTTCTCTCTAAAGCAATGATGAAAGTGATTGAATTAGAGGCTCATTTAGCTGTAATAAAGTCACAATCCAAGAAAACTACTGGAGTGTACAAGCTACTGTGGTGGGCAGAGCAACTGCAAATGCACTGGAAATATAGAAAGATAATAAAAAAGCGTCACTCACGGGAAGCGTAGCGAGCCTGTATATCAGGCACTATCATCTCTGGATACTGGATCGTAAACCATTTGTGTCCACACTCGTAGCAGAGTCTCCTGCGTATGGTTATAAATTTGGAATTTCTTTCAGATCGGATTACCTTCTGATCGCTGTACATTTTACAGCTAGGGCACTCGACCCAGGTTATTCTTTTCATTTGTTTAGCTTATTTTGTCTGCTTTCTTCCTTCGATTCGTCTTTGAACAGATTGTCTCCACATTAACTCGTCTTTGGCTTCAGCAATTTTATATTCAGAACTAGGAAATTCACGTTGTAAAGCCTCATAAGTAACTTTTCTTACCCACGCAGTGCCTCTCATGCCTCGCTTGTCCGCAGCTTTTTCTATAAGTTCTGCACGGTTAGGATCTATAAGTACTTGATAATAGCTTTTGTTTCCGTGTTTAAGAGCCATCTACAATGTTGTTCTTGTACTACTCTACCACCAAAATGGAAAATCTGCTTTTTCAAGCTGCTTTTCAACATACTTTTTTCGGGCTTCTCTACGTTTTTGGGTCTTACCCATACGAACTTCTCTAGCTCTTTTTAGAAATTCAATAGCACTACCTATATCTTTAGTAGTTGCTTTCGGAATTTCTTTGTATAGGTCTTTCAGAAGATCCACTCTGATATTCTTCTGCGTATGCAACGGGCATTACCTCCGTAAGGGTTTTGTAGTATTTTACTCCAAGCCGTTTATTGTGCTTGGAGATATACCAACCGTGTTCATTTTTGCAAATACCAATCATTTGTTCATCCTCCTTCGTTTATTGGTTTTACTAGAAAAACTTTTAGAAGGTTTCCTAGTTTTTGGGTTTGAAACACTTTTAGGTTTCATGGATGACAAGTGCCATCCATTTCCTTTTGGGCAAGCATAGGCATAAGCGTGGTTTTTACCCCTCTTTCTCATGTCCGATGCTTCTTTCTTGGCCTCTTGTTGGGTGCGGTAACTGACCTTATTGCATTTGTAACAATGCCCTAAGACTGACATACCTCTTTTTTCTATAAAATCCCCCAACTTGTGTAAAGGGAGTCTGTTCATTTATTTAGTGGACCTCGCTCCATCTATCACCAATAGAAACTTCGGCTAATGCTGGTACATCACCTAGCCATTTGGCCTCCGCTTTTTCCATTGTAGTTTTAAGAATTTGGGCCCACTCATCTGCTAAATCTTCCTTAACAAGAAGTATCAATTCATCGTGAACGGCTGCTGCGATCATTACTTTATCTTCGCCTGTTTCTTTAACTTTGCCCCATAAGTTACCCAATGCACACTTTAATATTGCAGCACCAGCACCCTGGATCGGTGTATTGCATCTAACAGTGGTTCTATTAAGATCACCTTTCAAGAATCTACGCATATTAGATACTGGAACTCTAGTTTCGGGCCATTCATCATTTTCTGTGGAGCGTGATAAATAATTCATTTCTTTCTGCCAATCTCGAATACCACTGTATGTATTGAGCCAGTTATCGCGAATCTTAATAGCTTCGTCACTGGTCATAATCACTCCGCTACTACCAGCGTATTTTCGTAGACCCTCAGCTCCAGCACCATACAACAAACCAAAGTTAGCGGACTTAGCAATCTGCCTATCACATCCCATCTGTTCAGCCGTATAGTCGTGTAAATCCTCTCCACGTTGAAATGCAGCAGTCATGTTTTTATCTTTAGCTAGTGCAGCAGCAAGACGTAACTCCATCTGTGAGAAATCAGCATCAACTATCTTCCAGCCTTCAGGAGACTGTACACATTGTCTAAATTCAGAATCTCTTGGTATCTGCTGATTATTAGGTTTTATACTGGACATTCTGCCTGTGTCCGCACCCAATTGCATATAAGATGCTCTAACAAATCCATCGTCTGACATTTTATCCTGTATGCTTTCTATCATTTGTCTGCGCTTTTCTCTACGCTTCCAGGTCATAAGTGTCTGGATCGTAGGAGAATCAGCAGCACAATTTTTTAAAGCATCTTTAGCAACGCTAGGTTTACCATCATTGTTTACTGGTGTATAACCTAAAACTAACTCAAGTTTTTCTAGTAACTGTTTAGAGCTTTTTATATTAAATCCTGCGTACTTTTTAGTGCCTAGTCTGATAGAACCCTCGTCTTTCGCACGAAGATTAAATGTACCATCTTCATTTCTAGGTAACTTATGTTCAGGTGGTAAGTCATTATCAAGTTCTCTGATAAATTCTTTACCCAACTCTTTAATGTCATCTTCATAGTCTATGCGACATTGTTCTAGCTCTTCTCTATTCCATGGTAGCCCAACTCTCCACATCTGTGCCATAGCTGGAAGTGCTCTACACTCCAGGGTGTATGCCCTGTGTAGTTGAGCATTTCTAAGTTTCTGATCTAGTACCTCATCTAACTCAAGTAGTACTTCAATATCTTTTGCAGCATATTCAATCTGAGCCTTGGATAGTATGCTTGCTCCCCAATCAGACTTCTGCTGCTCTTTGGATACGTCTAAATTAAGCTGTCTTTTAGCTAGTGCATCAAGACCGTGTTTAGTTTGAGGAATACCGTTAGTAAGTAATCTGCTGGCTAACATACTGCAACGAACAAATCCTTGTGGGTGTATGCCGTGTTCTTGTAACCAACCAAGGTCAAACACTGCGTTATGTGCCAGCCAGTATCTATCAAAGCTAGTGAAAAAATCCTCTAGATAGTTCCAATCGCTACGGTCAAGATCAAAGCAATCAATAACTACTATGGTTCGTGATGAAGCACAGCCCAACTGAATGAGTCGGAGTTTTCCCTCTTCTGGTTGTAGCTGTAGTGTTTCTGTATCAAATGCAATACTGTGTGCAGTACGCAATCTTTTTAATTCTGATATTCCGTAGTAGACAGAATACTCTTGTTTAGTAATTGTTGAGGTCATGGAAGAACCTTAAATAAGTGTTCTATTACTGTAGCACAGTAGTTTACTTTGTCCAGTTACTTAGCTTTTTATGTAAATATAATACGCTGAGTTGTGTGCATATAGAGACATCTAAACCAAAACTAACTGCTTGTAATACTTGTCTATGAAAATACTCTTTATCGTAGTAGTCAACCTGATTTACTTTAAGTACTTTACTTCGTAATGTGTCTGAATACTCTGTGTAACGCACAGTAGCTAGTGGACTATCTTTTGTGGGGTGCTTTTCTTGGTAAATAGTTACGTTGATGTTTCTGTTGTGCAATGGTTATGTCTCCCAAAATTTTTGATTATCCTCTATATACCTAGAGGAGTCTGTGTTTAAACCTTCTTCCGTTCCAGTGGAAGAAGTTTCATTAACAATCGGTTTTGTATTAACCTCTTCTTTGTATAAACCTCCATCTTCTTCAGAGGTTTTTACAAAATTAGGGTTTTTACCATTCTCATTGTTATTCAAATCCGTTCCAGTATCTACGTTATTAGGTTGATTCACTTCATTTCGGGGTATATCACGCACGAGAGAAGAAAATGATCTTGGTAATTCTTTACCTACAGCTTTATAAAATTTAGTAGGTCTACCACCTTTACTACCTTTACCTGGAGCGTCTGCTCCCCACTCTTCAATCAACTTCTGATCCTCTAGTTTTTTCAAACTATATTGTATGGCCCGTTTCCTGTGCACTCCACCAACTGTATCGTGATTGACTAAATCCTTTACGCACCAGGGTTTTAACTCTCTACGCATAAGGCGAAGTATATCCAAAGTATGTTTATTTGGAGTGTCCAACCTGACTTCATCTGTAGTTTCAGGAGCAGGACTAATAGAGTATGTGTAATCAGGAAGTAGAGTAAATACCATGCGTAATCCCTCTCTATCTTCTCTAGATTTTTCAACAGTAACTAATCTACTGTTAGCTGTAAGACCCATCTCAGCAGCATCATTCATAGATAGTTTACGCATATTCCAGGTTTCATCAACAGCATTTTTAATTGCAGTGGTTCCTCTGAATTTACCTTCTTTAGTATTGTGGTGAATAATAATTATTGAACAAGCAGGAAAATCTTGTCCATTACGTCTAACTAACTTTTTAATAGGCAGAGCATACTCTCTTCTATTCTCTTCGTATGGGTTACTATCATTACACCCGTCGAGACTGTCAATAATAACTAAATCATAATTATACTTTTTCTGCATCTTTTTAAATCTGCTATACCACTGCATATCCCACTCAGTAACAACTTTTACATTCTTATCGCAACCGATAAGTTTCATCTGTCTACGTAGTATCCTCTCGTTCTGATCTCCGTTCAACCATAAAACTTTGCCTGTTGGTACGTTAACTAATCCACCATAAACATTGAATGGTTTGCCGTGTCCAATGTGCTTACCTATTGTTTGGCACATAGCTGTTTTTCCAGTACCACCGTCTGCATGAACTAAAAGAGTCCAAGGTTTAGGAAGTAAACCAGGAATCAGATAATCAAAAGGAGTATCGTCTAATTCGTCAGGACTCAGTGGCTTCTGCCCTTTAGTCCTATTAAACATCTCGTGGGTATCAATCAGTCTCTCTATCTCAGCAGCATTACCACGCTTGGCCTCTATAGCTAATTTATGGACCGCTTGGTTATGTAGCGCAGGATTTTCATTCTTAGGGTCATTATCAATATCAAGATACTTCTGTATAAGATCCTCTCCGTCTAATATCTCCTCTTTATATCTAAGAGGTATAGCTTGAACCTCATCAATCAGTTTGTCTAAACCAGTTTCTTTAAATCTCTTTCTATCTGGATCTGCTTCATCAGCAAGTTTTATTAAATGAGACATATTGTACTGTGCCCCATTATTTCTCCAAGTTGCATACCATCTAGCAGCACATGGGTCTGAATCACTATCCCAACAATGTTCATAATCAGGATCACGCTTACTCCATTCTCTCCATAAATTAAGACCCTCTTCACCTGGCAATTCATTGTTAATCATTGCCCCTATTTCCCACCAATATCGCTCACTATTTGGTCCTGTATATTTGATGACACTTAAACAACCACTTACGATAGCTATTCTCTCTTCCCTGGTTCGCTTACTCCATCTGTTATCAACATATTTAATATCAACGTCTTGGTGCTTTATCTGATACTGCTCTTTCATACGAGACAGTAACCATTCAGGTGCTTCTGGTACGTTAAACAGATCTCCTTCTAATTTATATTTACCTTTACCTATTTCTTCTTTGTAATATTCTCCAGCTACAACACCCTGTCCACCCCACAATACTTCCCAACCTTCGTGTCCAGCAGCAGTATGACTGATAGATTCTAGTTCAGACCATAAATCCTGCGGAACTTTAAATAAAAACTTTGCAGCGTTCTTTTTAAGTGAAGTAATCTTTGGAGCGTTTTTGAGATCCTTACCCCATTTCTTTTCAATAGCACCTAAATTTTTATCAACGTCAAACATTACAAGACCGTCTGATCTAGCACCAG